GAGCGGATCCGCACCAGTGGCGACAACCCTACCGACTACCTCGAGATCACCTTTTCGGTGCCGGAACGGCGCTACAGCGCCTGGCCGCCCGCCATGCGCGATGGCTTCGCAGGTGCGCGGACCCTGCGTATCGGTCGCCAAACCTTCTCCCTCACCCTTAACCAGGAGGACAACTGATGTTTTCCGGAAACGCTCTCGCACGTCTGAAAAAGACGCACTACGGGCTTGATGCCCTTCCCGAAACGGTCTCGTCGCCGCGGCATGCGACGCGCCCCACTATTGCAGCCATGCCGATCGAAAAGGCTACGCTCGACGATCTGGCTTTTGCGATCATCGCCGCAGATCAAGAATGCACGGTAGTTTTGGACCGTCTGTCGACGCTCAAACGGCTTTACCGGCTCGGTCGTGAGGCCGGTGGTGTCGGTACGGACCCCGTCGTTGCCACCGCGTTGAAAGCGGAGGCCCAGAAATGAGCCTCCCCATCATTACCGCTGATCAGCGGCTGGCCGAACCACGCGGCATCAAGGGCTGCATCTTCGGCAAATCTGGCATCGGCAAGACCAGCCTTTTGTGGTCGCTGACTGCCACCACGACCCTGTTCATGGATCTTGAGGCGGGCGATCTCGCCATCGAGGGCTGGCAGGGAGACACGATACGGCCACGCACCTGGATGGATTGCCGCGATTTCGCGGTGTTTATCGGCGGCCCGAACCCGAGCCTGCGCGACGATCAGGCCTACAGCCCGGCGCACCATGCCGCCGTTTGCCAGAAGTTCGGCGACCCTGCTGTGCTGGAACGCTACGAGACGCTGTTTGTCGACTCGATCACCGTTGCCGGGCGGCTATGTTTTCAATGGTGCAAGGGCCAGCCTGAGGCGTTCTCGGAAAAAACCGGCAAGCCGGATGTCCGGGGGGCTTACGGGCTGCATGGCCGCGAAATGATCGCCTGGCTCACGCATCTGCAGCACACCCGGGGCAAGAACATCTGGTTCGTCGGGATACTCGACGAGAAACTTGATGACTTCAATCGCAAGGTGTTCTCGCCCCAAATCGACGGCTCCAAGACTGGCCTGGAGCTGCCAGGGATCGTCGATCAGGTGATCACCATGGCCGAGATTGCCGACGCCGATAGCCAGCCCGCGCGCGCCTTTGTCTGTCAGACGCTGAACCCGTTCGGCTTCCCGGCCAAGGACCGCTCCGGGCGGCTCGATATGATCGAGGTGCCGCATCTGGGCCAGTTGATGGCCAAGATTCACGGCCCAGTGCGCCCCGCAGCAGCGCGTCTCACCTATGCGGCCGCAGTTCAGGACCAGCCAATAGAGGCTGCCGCTAACCCCTCCCATGTCAATTGAAAGGAAAAATCCAATGACCGGACTCTGGAACGATTTCAACTCCGCGCAAAGCAACGGCACCGTCATTCCGAAGGGCACACTGGCCAAGGTGCGCCTGACCATCCGTCCCGGCGGCTTTGACGATCCGTCGCAGGGTTGGACCGGCGGCTATGCCAAACGAGGTGCCACAGGCGCTGTCTATCTCGACGCCGAATATACCGTTGTCGAGGGGCCATACGCTAAACGCAAGATCTGGTCGCTGATCGGGCTCTTCAGCCCGAAGGGCCCGGATTGGGGCAATGCAGGGCGCGGATTGGTTAAGGGCATCCTGAATTCGGCGCGTGGGCTCGATGACAAGGACAACTCGGCGCAGGCACAGGCCAAACGCCGGATCAGCGGTTTTGCTGAGTTGGACGGGATCGAATTCATCGCCCGGATGGATATCGGTTCCAACACCAACGGCGAGGACAAGAACGAGGTCCGCTCAGCCGTCACACCCAGCCACCGCGATTATGCTCAGCTGATGGGGCAGGGCGGGGCAGCTCCGATGCAGGAATACGGCCAGCCCTCGGTGCTGAATGCCCCGGCTCAACTCTCCACCGAGCCCGCCCCGCAAACGCAGACAGCGCAAACCCCTGCGACACCCGGCTTTTCCGGGCGTCCCAGCTGGGCCGAGTGAGGGGAGCGATCATGCGACTGCGTCCCCGTCAGAAAACCTTTGTTGAGCGCAGCCTTGCTGCGCTTGACGCCCACGACAACACGCTGGGCATAGCACCCACCGGTGCGGGCAAGACGATCATGCTGTCGGCGGTCACGGGTGAGATGATCGGCGACAGCGCTGCCAAGGCCTGCGTGCTGGCCCACCGCGATGAGCTGACCGATCAGAACCGGGGCAAGTTCGCCCGGGTCAATCCAGGCGTGACCACGTCGGTGGTCGATGCCAGTGCCAAGTCGTGGGTCGGTCAGGTGACCTTCGCAATGGTGCCGACGCTGGCCCGGACCGGCAATCTCGCCGCCATGCCACAGCTTGATCTGCTGGTGATTGATGAGGCCCATCATGCGGTGGCGGCAAGCTACCGCCGCATCATCGACCAAGTCCGCAATGCCAATCCTGACGCCCGCATCTTCGGCGTCACAGCCACCCCGAACCGTGGCGACAAGAAGGGTCTGCGAGAAGTGTTCGATAATGTCGCCGACCAGGTGCCTCTGGGTGAGTTGATCGTCTCTGGGCATCTGGTCCCGCCGCGCACCTTCGTGATCGACGTCGGTGTGCAGGACAAGCTGCGCGCTGTGCGCAAGACGCTGGCGGATTTCGACATGGCTGAGGTCGCGTCGATCATGGACCGCGCGCCGGTCACCGACGAGGTCATCCGGCACTGGAAGGAGAAAGCGGGTGACCGTCAAACCGTGGTGTTCTGTTCCACCGTCGCTCACGCCACCCATGTTACGGAGGCATTCAACGCCGCAGATGTGCCATCCGGGCTGATTCATGGCGATCTGCCGAGTGAAGCGCGCCGCCAGATTCTCGCCGCCTATACCGCTGGGGATATTCGCATCATCGTCAACGTGGCGGTGCTGACCGAAGGCTGGGATCACCCGCCGACCTCCTGCGTCGTGCTGTTGCGGCCCAGTTCCTACAAATCCACCATGATCCAGATGGTCGGGCGCGGGCTGCGCACCATTGATCCGGAGGAACACCCCGGCGTCATCAAGACCGACTGCGTCGTGCTGGATTTTGGGACCTCGAGTCTGATCCACGGCACTCTGGAGCAGGACGTCGATCTCGACGGCAAGACTGAGACCGGCGAGGCCCCGACCAAGGCGTGCCCGGCCTGTGGGGCTGACATTCCTCTGGCCTGTTTCGAATGCCCGCTCTGCGGCGAGGTTCTTGGCGCTGATGACGACGGCGAGGCCGATGCGCCGAGCCGCGCTGAGTTGACCGGCTTCATCATGACGGAGATCGACCTCCTGAAACGATCAAGCTTCGCCTGGATCGATCTTTTTGGGGCCGATGACGCGCTAATGGCCAACGGGTTCAACGCCTGGGGCGGCATCTTCTTTCTGGAAGGGCGCTGGCATGCGGTCGGCGGCGCAAAGGGCCAAAGCCCCCGCTTGCTGGGCATCGGCGAACGGGCCGTCTGCCTCGCGCAGGCCGATGATTGGCTGAACGAGGTCGAGACCGACGAAAGCGCCTTCAAAACGCGCGGTTGGCTGAAACAGGCCGCCACGGACAAGCAGCTGCAATACCTGCCGCCCGCCTATCGGCAGGACTATGGCCTGACACGCTATCACGCCTCGGCGCTGATGACTTTCACCTTCAACAAGCGGGCGATCCGTCACCTCGTTATGAGTGTCGCCCCTGATCAGCGGAGGGCCGCATGACCCATGACAATCAACATCTCCATGTCCGCAGATCAGCGGCGGACCCTCTGGCATCCGCGATTTCAGCTTTGCGCGGTCTGCCTTTCTCCGACGCATGGCTTCGGCTGGTCGGATCCGGTGCGCCCGGCGGCTTTGCTGCCAAAGTCATCGAAACGTGCGCCTACGCGCACGAAGTATCACCGGCCATCGGTCTGGTTCTGCTCGATGCCCTGCCAAAACTACTGGTGGCAATTGGCTCGGGGGTCCTCAGCCATGGTTGATCTGACCGACGAGGAACGTGCCGCCGTCACTGCCACCATGAAGCGGCTGGCGCTGCTGATGGACGAGATCGGCTGGCAAACCCGCTTTGCCGATTTGTCGGAGCCCCAAGTCCGCGCCGTCATTGAGGAAGCCGTCGAGGGCTTTCGCGAGGCGATGGCCGACATTGCAAAGACGAAAAGCCCGGAGGTGCCGTTTTGACGCTGGATTACAATCACAGGCCCAGCTTCGCCGAGAAGGTGAACGCCGCTGTCGACGCAGCGCTAACCACAGAAAACGCTGAACGCGTCCCGCGTGATTATCTCGGCGGCTCGCGGCTCGGTCATGCCTGCGAGAGGGCTTTGCAGTTCGAATTCACGCATGCGCCCAAGGACGAGGGGCAAGAGTTCTCCGGGCAATTGCTGCGCATCTTCGCCATTGGCCACTCGCTTGAGGACCTGGCGGTGGCCTGGCTGCGCGGCGCGGGGTTCGATCTCTATACCCGAAAGGGCAACCGGCCGGATGGTGGCCAGTTCGGCTTCTCCGCCGCCGGTGGTCGGGTGCGTGGCCATGTCGATGGCATCATCGCTGCGGGTCCCGAAGGCTTCGGGCTAACCATTCCCGCGCTCTGGGAATGCAAAACGATGAACGCGAAGAACTGGCGCCTTTGCGTCAAGGACGGCGTCACCCTCGCCAAGCCGGTCTATGCCGCGCAGATTGCACTTTATCAGGCCTATATGGAAGCCAGCGTGCCCGGCATCAGCGCCGCGCCCGCCGTGTTCACCGCCATCAACAAGGATACGGCCGAGATGCACCACGAGTTGGTGCCTTTCGACGCTGCCCTCGCACAGCGCATGTCCGACCGGGCCGTGCGCATCCTGCAGGCGACAAACGCGGGTGAGCTGTTGCCGCGCATTGCGACCAACCGTGACTTCTTCGAATGCCGTTTCTGCCCATGGGCGATGCGCTGCTGGGGGCTTGCGGTGTGAGCGACGCGAACATCATCCACTTCAGTCCCTGGCAAGATTTCAACGACGCACCGTCGTTCGAGGATCCGTTCGATGTCGAGCCCGATCCGGTCCAGATCGAAACCTTCATTGACGTCGTGTTCGGCTATTGTGAGGGCCAGATCCCGGTCCGGGGCTTTGTCGATATGGGACAGGGTAAAGAGGGCCGACCACACAACATCTGGATCGACACCGACGCCAGAGCGCCAACCAAGCTCGCGACCTTCGCCAATTGGGCCTGGCGCGAAGGGGCAGCCGTCTATGTGATCCCCGGCACGGTCGCTGGGGCCGGACAGGCCAAATCCGCCGATGTGCTGCAGATGCAGGCGCTGGTCGTCGATCTCGACGCCGGCGATATTTCTGCCAAACTCGATCATCTGCTGCACCATCTAGGTCAGCCCACTCTGATCATCGAGAGCGGCGGGCGCACCTCCGAAGGGGCCAGCAAGCTGCATGTCTGGTGGCGGATGACCGAACCCGCCGAGGGAACTGCATTGGCTGAGCTTTGCCGCCTGCGGGGTGAGATCGCTCTCAAGGTTGGCGGCGACACGCATTTCCGCTCCGCCCATCAGCCGATCCGGGTGGCGGGATCGGTTCATCACAAGCATGGCCATCAGCGCCTTGTGCAGATCCGCGAACACCATCCCATTGAGGTCGATCTTGAGGAGTTCGAAGACAAGGTAGCGGAGATGCCGCCCATGTCGGGCGTTGGCATGGCCACTACCAATGCCGCCGCACCCGGCAAGCCGACGCTGGACGCGGTGCTGACCACGCCGGTGCGGGAAGGCGATCAGGATGACTGGAGCCGCTTCACCGGGGCCAGCGTCGCCATCGGTCATTTCCTGCGCATGGTCCATGATGGCAGGATGTCGCCTGATGAAGGATGGGAGGCGATCCGCGGCTACAATGCCGCCGCCCTGCGCCCGAGCTGGCCGGAGGATCGCCTGAAAGCGGAATCCGAGCGCCTCTGGGCCAAGCATATCGAGAAGAACGGCCCGCCGCTGATCCGCCTTGATACAACCGCCGCAACACAAAACCAGCCGGGGCCGATGTCGTCGTTCACGCTGGGTGCTTTGCTCGACGACCGATCCCCCATGCCGGAGGATATCATTGCGCCAAGGGTGCTTACGCCCGGCGGCATGCTAGTGCTCGGCGGGGCCCCAAAGGTCGGTAAAAGCGATTTCCTGATCTCCTGGCTCGTGCACATGGCAGCCGGGATCCCGTTCCTCGGTTTTACCCCGCCACGACAGTTGCGGGTGTTCTACCTGCAGGCG